TTATACTGGAGTAGGTGCTACATCATCTGGTTCTGGAACTCAAGCAACTTTCACAATTACTAGAAATAGCAGTGATGGCGGAGTTCTTTCTGCAGCAGTTGTAAATCCTGGTGTTGGTTATTCAACTGGAGATTCTGTAACTATTGCTGGTAGTGATGTTGGTGGATTTGATTTATCTGATGGTGTTATAAGAACTGTTGGTTTAACATCCTCAACAACAGTTGTTTCTGCAGCAAATGCTACTTATACTGGAGTTGCTGGTGTAAGCACAGTGGGTGCTGGAGTATCATTTACAATCTTTAGAAATGGTAGTGGTGGCATTGGAACAGTTTTTGTTTCTAACCAAGGAACAAATTATCAAGTAGGAACAGTAATTACTATTCCTGGAAATACAGTTGGTGGAACTGCCCCAGCAGATAACCTCACTCTATCAGTTACTGCACTTAGAGACGATAAAATTATCTTAGAAGTAAATGAAGTTGCTTCTAGTATTATTGCAGGTCTTACTGTTGATTGGTATAGTCAACAGGTATTAAAGTTAGATAATGGAGTTGTATTCTGGAACACAATTGCACCAAAACCTGGAACATCCCAATATGCTCTAGAAAGAAATGGTAGAGCGGATGAAATGCACATTGTTGTTGTAGATGATTCTGGTTCTGTTAGTGGTGTAAAAGGTAATATTTTAGAAAAGCACTTATTCTTGTCAAAATCAACGGATGCTATTTCTTCTTCCAATTCCCCAACTAAAATTTGGTATAAAAACTATCTTGCAAACTTCTCGAATTACATCTATGCAGGAACTAACCCATCAAATGCTTATGATGGATATTGGTTAACTGACCCACAAGCAAATATATTCACATACGGAAGTAATTACACTTCAGATAATTTTGAGACAGATTTTAGTACATATACTATCGGTGAAACTGTTTGGGATAGACCAGCACAAGATGCGATCTTTAGCACTATTGGACAAGTTACTTATACATTAGGTAATGGAGTTGATTATAGTGCTGGTGGTGCTTTAAGATCTAGTCTTTCATTCGTTATGGAATCATATGATTTATTTGCTAATCGTGATGAAATTGCAGTAGATTACTTACTTATGGGTCCAAGTGGCGAAACAATTTCAGAATCACAATCAAAAGCAAATAGACTAATATCTATAGCAGACTCAAGAAAAGATTGTGTTGCAGTAATTTCTCCACATAGAACTGGAGTAATTGATATATTAAATTCAAATACACAAACAAATAATATCATTGAATTCTTTGGTCCATTATCTTCTTCATCGTATGCAATTTTTGATAGTGGATACAAATATACATATGATAGATTTAATAATGCCTTCAGATACATCCCATGTAATGGTGATATCGCTGGATTAATGTGCAGAACAAACATAGTTGCATATCCTTGGTTCTCTCCTGCTGGTCAGCAAAGAGGTGTTATTAAAAATGCAATTAAACTTGCATACAATCCAAACAAATCACAAAGAGACGCCCTGTATTCAGCAAGAATTAATCCAATTATCAATCAACCTGGAATTGGTGTTATTCTATTTGGTGATAAAACTGCACTATCTTATGCATCAGCATTTGATAGAATTAACGTTCGTAGATTATTCTTAACTGTTGAACAAGCACTGGAAAGAGCTGCTCAAGCACAACTCTTCGAATTCAACGATCAAATTACAAGGGCAAACTTTGTAAACATTGTTGAACCATATTTACGTGATATTCAGGCAAAGAGGGGTGTTTATGACTTCTTAGTAATTTGTGATGAAACTAATAACACACCAGATATTATTGATAATAATGAATTTAGAGCTGACATCTTCCTGAAACCAGCTAAATCTATCAACTACATTACATTGACCTTTGTTGCTACTCGAACAGGGGTAAGTTTTGAAGAAGTGGCTGGTAGAGTTTGATCTATATTATTAATTAACGAAGGAGGATCCTACAATGTCAAATAGAAACATCAGAACAATCACTGATTTTAAATCAAAACTACAAGGTGGAGCAGCCAGACCAAATTTATTTGAAGTATCTATCCCATCTTTTCCATCTTCAGTAACTGGGTGGGACGATGAAACATTCCAGTTTATGTGTAAAGCGGCTGCTTTACCAGCTTCTAACGTAGCACCAATTGATGTTCCATTTAGAGGTCGTATTTTAAAAGTTGCTGGGGACAGAACATTTGATACCTGGACTGTTACTATCATCAATGATGAAGACTTTAAATTAAGAACTGCATTTGAGCAGTGGATGAATCAAATTAGTAAATTAGATAATGCTACTGGTGCCACAAGTCCAACATCATACATGGTAAACGCATTTGTTTATCAATTAGGTAGAGGTGCATCAAGATTTTCAACAGGAAATACTGATAATTTAACCAATACCGCATTGAGAACTTATAAGTTCTACGATATTTTCCCAACTAATGTATCTCAAATTGATCTTTCATATGATACCTCAGATACAGTTGAAGAGTATACAGTAGAATTCCAAGTTCAGTGGTGGCAAACTGAGGGTAGTGACCAAACTGGTACTGAAATTAGATAATAAATAGTAGAGATTTAGAAGGTTATTTTTAGTAATGGCAAAATTATTTGGATTTTCTATAGAGAATAAAGAATCTCTTTCACCTTCTGTAGTATCCCCCGTTCCTCAAAATAATGAGGACGGGGTTGATCATTATCTAACAAGTGGTTTTTTTGGATCTTATGTAGATATAGAGGGTGTTTATAGAACCGAATATGATTTAATTAAAAGATACAGAGAAATGTCACTTCACCCAGAAGTAGACAGTGCTATTGAAGATATCGTTAATGAAGCTATTGTTAGTGACACAAACGATACTCCAGTACAAATTGAATTATCTAATTTAAATGCTAGTGATGGATTAAAAAAGAAGATAAGAGAAGAATTTAAAACAATTTTAGATTTATTAGATTTTGATAAAAAATCTCATGAAATTTATAGGAATTGGTACATTGATGGAAGACTTTATTATCATAAAGTAATCGATTTAAAAAATCCACAAAAGGGTATTCAAGAATTAAGATATGTTGACGCATTAAAAATGCGTTATGTTAGACAATCTATTTCTAAAAAGAAGAATAATGGTGGAGTTAGAATAAAAAATTCTAACGACGAAAATCCAATGGATTATGATTTTCCACAAATTGAAGAATACTTCATCTATAATCCTACTGCCCAATCTCCAATTGGGTCTATGAATGGAAGAAATTCTAGTCAGGCAAATTCTGGAATCAAAATTGCGAGAGATGCGATAACTTATTGTACTTCTGGATTAGTAGATAGAAATAAAGGAACTTGTCTGTCATACTTACATAAAGCAATTAAGTCTCTCAATCAACTCCGCATGATTGAGGATAGTCTTGTTATTTACAGATTGTCTCGTGCTCCAGAGCGTCGTATCTTCTATATTGATGTAGGTAATCTTCCTAAAATTAAGGCAGAGCAATATCTTCGTGATGTTATGATGCGTTATCGCAATAAATTAGTTTACGATGCCTCTACAGGTGAAATTAGAGATGATAAGAAGTTTATGAGTATGCTTGAGGACTTCTGGTTACCTCGTAGAGAAGGTGGTAGAGGTACAGAGATTACAACTCTTCCTGGTGGTCAGAATCTTGGAGAAATTACAGATATCAAATATTTCCAGAGTAAATTATACAAATCATTGAACGTTCCTCCATCAAGAATGGAAGGAGAAGGTGGATTTAATCTTGGTAGATCTTCAGAAATTTTGAGAGATGAACTCAAATTTACCAAATTTGTTGGTAGATTAAGGAAGCGTTTTTCAAACATGTTTAATGACATGTTAAAGACCCAATTAATATTAAAAAATATCGTAACTCCAGAAGATTGGGAGCAAATGAGTGAGCATATTCAATATGACTTCCTTTATGATAATCACTTCTCTGAACTAAAAGAAGCAGAATTGATGACCGAAAGGTTAAATATTGCTGCTACTGCAGAACCTTATATCGGCAAATACTACTCTCAAGATTATGTAAGACGTAAGATTTTACGTCAAACTGATGAAGAGATTATTGAGCAAGATCAATTAATCAAAAAAGAAATTAAAGCAGGCATTATTCCAGATCCAAATGCACCAATAGACCCAGCAACTGGTATGCCAATGCCTTCTGATGCAAACCAAGATAATATTAATGGTGCATCAGGAAAAGTTCCTACAGAACCAGGGATAGATGGTTCAAGTACAGAAGTTAAGTAACTTTAATAAATTTATTTTTTAGAAGTCCTTTTCTTCTCAGTATAAAAAGATTATTTTTATCATATCCTATAAAGTCATTATCGATTTTATAGGATATTTTATTTTTCTCCCAAGTTTCTATATTATATTTTGAGTTTAAAGTTAATGGATATTTTTGATTTTCATTAAAAATAAATTTTTTCTGAATATCAATAATTTCTGAGTCAATTTGTACAATATTTGAGCAATATAACTCAATAAATTCAAATAGTTTTGATTTATTTTTAAATAAGAATTCAAAACTACTAGCATGTAAAGAATGACCAGTTTTGGCACCCTGTGTTATCTTCCCAGTCTTAATATAAGTAGAGACAATATTATATATTTCTTGATAATGAACTCCAATGAATCCATCATCATTTTTTATACAGTCAAATAAATTATCATAAAATTTTCTATAACTTATATTTAAAATATTAAAGCAATATTTCGATAGCACTTGAGTATATCCCGCTATATGTAATTGAACAATCAACCATCCGTACATATAACATTCAATTAATTCATCTGTGGTTAAAGTATCGGTTTTATTAATTAATTCTATACTTTCTTTTACTTCTGAGTAATCTTTTTCATTAGTGAATGAAACGTAATCCTCTGCTTTGATAGTTTCAATACCATATATTTTTCTAGATAATTCACTGTTCAATTCACTGTTACCAAAAACTTGACAAAACCAAACATCAATAGATTCATGTTGCCCAAATTCTAATATTTTAGAGAATCCTTCCTTCCAAGAATCTATAGTTTCGTTTGGTAATCCTAAAATTAACTCGGTATAAGTTTTTACATCATGCTCTTTACTTTTTTCAATATGAGATGTAATGTTATTAATACTCATATTTTTTCTTTTAATTGCTTTAAGTGTTGGTTCATTCATACTTTGAACACTTATAGTTACACCTCTACTAATATCTCCAAGTATTTTTGCTATTTCAAAAACTACTTCTGTAGAATTTTTAGAATATTGCAAATTAACAGATTCTAATTTGCTATTATCAGCAACTTCTCTTATTAATTTTGCTATTTCCAAATCTCTTTCTTTATACATTCCAAAATTTGCATCTGCACAAAATATAAATGCAACATTATTATTTTTAATCCATTCAAGATCATTTTTTACACGATCTAGATTAAACATTTTAACTTTACTATAGGTTAATCCACCCCAATCACAAAAAGTACATGAATGGGGGCACCCTCGATTAGTTTCAATAGTAGAAGCCCAAAGAGTATTTGGATTGTCTTTTACAATTTGATCAAATACTTTAGATTCATATGGACTTGGAAAGTCTAATTGCTCTATTCTACTTTTTTGATATATTTTTTCTATTGTTTTATTTTGAACAATACTAGTTAATAAATCTAAGTAACTTTCTTCACCTTCACCAATTATTACACAATCTATAAATTCATTATCAAGAATTTTCAAAGTTGCTTGTGGTCCACCAAATTGAATAATACAGTCTGGAAATTTTTCTTTTATTAGTTTTGATAAAAATAGACAATATTGCTCATTCCAAACGTAACAACTAAAACTGCACACTGTTGGATTGTCTAATCTTTCCAGTATTTTATTTGGATGCTCTCTTTTAAAGATAATATCTTTTAATACAAAATTATTTTTTACTTCATCAAATTGATTACAATAACTCCATAAACAACCAACACTGTAAGGAAGCCAATATGTGTCTTCATTTCTAATTTCTACAGAATATTGCGGTTGAAATAA